CGCGGTGTCCCTAATTATATCTTTCCCCACCAAAACACTCTTCTATTGGCTATTAATTGGGATCAAGGGTAATCATAATATAATTAAATTGCAAATCAGCTCTTCTGTATGGCATCACTGATTTTATATAGATCAAATTTCGGGCGCGAAATGGTAGATAGTGACTCAACCCACCAATCTCTCGCCTGGTACAATGTGGGTAGATCTACTTCCACACCTTTTCCAATGGCATAATTTGAAATCGTCTTACGAAAATCATGAAAATATGCTTCCCCATGCGCAAATGCCTCCATACATGCATTATACGCATTAACTTTTGTTCCATCGACTGCTGTAGTAGTGGTCCAGCATATCATTTCTTCCAACGTATCCGTCTCCAAAGGTCCAAACCATTGTCCCCGTCTCAAGACAAAACCTCTCTTCAAAAATGACGCCTCATCTAGGCCTACAAAAGCCTTGTCAACTTCTCCTTTCGTTGCATTGGTGCACTTAAGGCCAATTTCCTCCATTATAGCTGCATAATTGATTTGATTAAACCATGGAGCCACCTCATCTCTCACCGACAACAACATGTCATCTCCATAAGCCACTCCATACACATTTTCTGAGAATCCCGTCAATGACCTCTTACCTATGTGCTTCTCCCTAAGCATCATATATGCGTATCTCCAATTAAACAAATTTAGTAGGCAATTCACGATGGTAGTTAAATAACACCCACTAGGCATTGAGTGATCCATCTGTACAAAATACCCATTCAATACCCATACCGAACTAGCTATGTATTCGAAAAGAACTCGTCTAACTTGTTTGTTCTCCTCGCCATCATCATACCATTTATTGATAGCTTCACACGCTGCCAACATAGCTTGCCGCATAGTCTTTGCATCCCATGACTGGTAATCTAAAGCCATAATGTTGTTACCACCCTTCTTCCTAAGGTTGTTCGCGAGAATCTTCCAGTCCATACTAAAAGGATTCAATCCTAAGCCTATACCATTATCAATCCTTTGGGCCATCATCGCTTCTACAAAACTCCCGAAATACATTTTATGGGCTATGTTCAGGTCAACTGGACCGGCCGCAAACATTCTCGTTGACAAAGAAGCTATTTTCGCGTGGGACCTCTTCTCGTCCTTTAGAGATGCGGTGAATATTCCTCTCTGTAGTAGTCTCTTGTTTTGTTTTGCTGCTATTATAAGTTCTTCAACAGCAGCTCTCATCTCAGGATCATCTACGTTATAATTCTCTCCTTTCCCTAACCACAGCGTCTTATCTTTGCATTTTTTGGACCACGGAAACCCTGGACTCGTTGTTCTCTCTATTGGACCCAAGTTCGTATTCTTACCCGTTATGGCTTCAGCATATGACAAAACCTTACGCGAGCTCTTGTATGTGCCCTTCATTAAGCTAGCAGCTATATCGTCGACTATTTCGTCGACAATGTTCTTCTCCACCACTGCTGTATCTGTGCACAATTTTTTCATTTGCACCTCCAATATATCAATCTCAGGGTGCTCCAACACCGCGGGTCCTTTTTTAACAGGTCCGAAAGGTCCATTGCCGTTCTCCTGCAGTTCCGATGTGATTATTTTTGTAGTTCTTTTCTGTTTTCCTACTCCGCTGTGTCCGAGAACACAATGTACATTCTCAAATGGACCCACCATCAAAGGAGTTTTCCATATAGTTTCACCCACCAGTTCAACACTACAAGCTTTACCATCGTCACACCGCTCTAGGAATTCAGCTATATCTTCTCTAGTAATGGACGATGCAAATCCTAATGTCCCTGGATTACCTTTTGCTCCTGCCACATGTAGGCCACCAATGAATATGGAATCCTTAGTATCGAAGATAAGGCAACTACCACACATACCTAATCCTGAAACACCTTGGTAACCAATTAAATTCGAATTATCTATGACCTTGTCACCGTTGACATATTTTTCATGGGCACCACGCAATGACCCCGGTGTTATATCGGAAAATCTAACACCAAACACTTGTCTAGTGCCATTCTCCAACTTGATATTATCGTGAACAACTCTTGCGACGTAAGCACTACCCGTATTTCTAGTTTTTGCAAACATTTCATCTAATGGTGTCTCTCTAGACCTAAAGTTTTTAACAATGCTTTTACAGGGTGGTGTCTTGCTTGAGAACCATACCATAGCTAAGTCACTACTATTCTTGTCCACTATCTTCTCTATCTGCCATGTCACGATTTCACTTGTACCACTGCCAAGTTTACTGACTTCAATTTTTTGACCTACCTCGAAGAACTGGGCTTCATGTCCAACCATCATGGCACCTTGTTTCTCCACCATGAGTGCAGTGTACCAACTATTCGTCTCGACTCTCTTCATGCGTATGATGTTCTTACCTACCTTCTCACAGAATTTTCCTTGCCTCTCTGAGCCATGCTCCACTACTGAGCTCGTGTACTTCTTACATGGTATGTCTTTAACACCACCTAACTTATCCGCTGTTATTTTCACACCTAATCCCAGCAGCGTTGCTCCCTTGTTGAGGAAATCCTCAACATCCTCAACGGCAGCATGTAGGACTTCGTGAAACATGACTTTGTCAGATAAATGTCTATATTGTGGATCTTTATTTTCGTTGTATAGCATATCGTGTTTTGCAGCAATCTCGTCCACTCTTGACAATGGAACATCTCTGTAGTCAACGTCAGTATGATTCCTCAAAAAAACATGCTAACTCCTCTTTAAGATCATGACAAAAGCCTTTGATATACTTCGGAACATCCCTGACATCATAGTCTACTTGCTTCTCTAGATCATTATTGGGACCAACATAAGCTGTGCCTGGCAAAGTCATGACTTTTCTACCTATTATCTCCCTAATTCTGTCATAAAAAGTCCCTTTGTCGTATTTACTCTCACATCTATACAGGATATCTTCCTCTTTCAATTCTCTTTTATCAGCAACGCATGGTGCACCCATTGCATGTGCTCTGCAATGATCATGATATCCTACGCTACATTCTGATGACATCATGGCGCACACGCTATCGTCCACGTCCAACACCTGCTTATACATTTTTGTCGATACTCTGATGCCCAGTACTTCAGCAGTTTCCAGAATATCTCCTAACCATGCTCTGATATGTGCTGCCTTGGGTCTTAGTTTCAACGTGTATCCCCTGCTAACTGAAGGTCTATACATTTCGACCATTCTTGTCTTTTTGCTCGATAAAACGCTACACAACTTACAATCTCGCACAGGAACTAAAGAAGTGCAATATGGTAAACCATATATTTTCCGGATGTCATCACCTCTTTTCAAAGCATCTGCAACTCTACATCTATTAGCACTAAATACCTTAGCGCACGCTAATCCTCCGCCTACGATGCACAAAGCGCAGAATGCCACATCCCAATAAGATAGCAAATAATCGGCGAGACATTTTGTGGCTCCTTTTGCTTGTTTAAATAGGTGTGAAACAAACTCACCCGCTTTGGTGTTAGATCCTTTAGCTATTAATCTCACTATAGCATTCTTGCCTCTTGAGACGAATTCACTAAATTCGAGACGTGCAGTGTCAACTCTACTGAAAGTTCCTGCAAAAAATTGCTTAGGGCCCATTATTTTTATGGCGGCCATTGTGGGGCTTGGATCGTAATCCCTATAATCAAAGGTTTCTGCAACAACATCAGCCTCATCCTCTATCTCCTGCACCATTTTATTGTACTCATCTTCCGAAATCTTTCTGTCCAATCTTGAGCAATCTGCTGCCTTTGGAATGTAGCTAGATGATTTTGAAGATTGCCTTAAGATCATCTCTTCAACAACCTGATCCACCAACCTATCCAACGCATTCACTGATACCCTCTCGACTCCTCTATCACTTCCCATACAACCATACTTATCAATGCATAATTTATGAGCGTTATTATAAAACTTGGGAGCCGCAAACTCAATTCCTGCTTTTTCTTTAACATCCGCTAAAGTCCAATCATCTGGCATTTTCATCCCTTTTCTGGCCATCATCCTTTTTGCCACAGACAGACACTCGTTACTCCAAGTGGCACACGATTTAATGGGGCAATACCTCCTCACTATTTGATCTCTCCTAGCACCAGTTTCATCAACAGGACAATCCTGTTCCCTATAGTACCCTTCTCTTAATTCAGTTGACACATTAAAAGTTATTCTTCTCCTAATAGCGGGCACATGTTGCGGTATCTTACTCTTGATAGTTGGAAATTCAACATTGCTAGTTCCGACAATAAGTGGAGAGTTAAAGTACTTTGTTCCTTTTTCATGAGCTTCCGCCATTGGCAAGGGATAAGGAGCACAATTTACCATCCGTTGAATCATTGTGATGCTCAATTCTGGCTTGCTGGGAGAGTCAATGTCGGCGAACAGCTCGTCAAGTAGGGTGGCAAATTGGTTGTTATAATCTGACCACCATTCCTCGGCAATGTTCTTAGTATAAACAAGAGAATCTCCGTTACTTTCAGCGTCTAAATGTAAGGCTTTGCAATCAATATTCTTAACGAAAATTCCTTCTTCAACTCTGCACATTTTACACCTTGCTACCTCTAATTCTCGCCATCTTGTATCATTTGACAATTTTTTGTGTACCCTCTCCACAAAATTTTTCACCAGGCTAGATTTGCCCTGATCTGGTGGTCCATGGAAATTGACCATTACTGGTTCTGGTCTAGCAGTTGTGTAACCAGCTAAGTGGTGTTTCGCTTTTCTGTAGAAGACTTCCGCTGCATGCAACAACTCTGATACTCTCTTATGTAACACTACATCTTTGTTCTCAAACATCTTAGGCTTCATCATGATAAGGTACTCATATGATCTAACGAGACCCGATGCCCTAACTGGGTCCGATATCGCCGCCATCCTGTCTTCATTCAAATTAAACTGCTCCAAATCTGTGATGGCCAAATTTACATTCGGATACAATTTATCCATTTTCCTCACACTCATGCTCTGCCCTGTGACCACGAATATAAGTGCATCGTATATTTTGACTCCGATATCCTTGGTGAGAGATGTCCTGTCTCTGTGTGACATTTTGTTCATGAAATATGACTTGATATTGGTAGCGACGTAGTTGGCGATTTTCTCTGGTGTGTTGTGCGGTGACTCTAACACATTAGTGAGTATAAATAAAATTCCGCCGACTCCCATTGAGATTCCGTTGATGGTTTTCTCCTCATCCATACTGATCCATTCCTTCACATTGTCCTTAATAGACTCAGCTTCATACGTAATTTCACCAGACACCACACTCATGTGCACCTTCTGTGGACTCCTAAATCTGACCTTTTCTATAATCTCCTTGAATTTATGCCAGAAATCATTCACTCTATCGACAGCAAATTGTGCTAGGCCTTTCATAAACAAATAAGAACATAAAGTGGCCACCAACGTCGTAAATCCACCTGTTCCCGATACAATGGAAGTAATCAAACCTGTGGCCAGCATTCCAAAAAAGACTTTGAAATCCACAACTTCATTCAAGCTTTTAATAGGACCAGAAACTCTTGTGAAGCACTCATCCAAATATGTTGTGAATTTCTCGAACTTAGGGAGCATGTTATTCAAAGATGCTAGTACTGAATTGACTCCACTCAACGTCTTCTTAACATCTGGTAATGCTGAATCCATCGCGCTCTTAGCCTGTGCTGCCACATTATTTACTTCACCTATTGACTGACGGGCCATGGTTGCACAGTCTGATATATTTTGCATCATAGGTCCTGCTTCTCTGAGCACGTTCGAAAAGTCCTT